CGTCAATTTAAAACGTGGCGTAGATGAAGATATGGCGGAGTTGCTTACAGAGAAGCTGCGCGAAGAATATCCCGATGTCGATATTACAGCACACGTTTCATGGAAATCTGACGATGCGCATACGTATGGAAGCACAACGGCGTTTTTCACATACGTTCACGGTTTGAAAGATTCTACATCGAGAGGTTGTAACAATCTTGCTCATGGTCATTTATCGTATATTGAAGTCATTGCAGATCCGCTCATCGCAAGAATGTTTTCGCAGCAGTTGGCGGCTGAGCTAAACGGGATAATCTTTGTCAACCGCGAAAACGTGATTCGAGAAACAGATAAGTCCATCACGTTTGGTTATCAGAACACGTATTGTGGACGAGGAATGTTCCGAATGAAATTGGATACCACTCAACACAAGGTCGCGATTTTGGGTGGCGAAACTACCATCGAATGCTTGGTTGAAGAAGTAACTTCACAGTATTCTGACGACGCGTTGCGAGCTATGGGAATCACACACATTATGATTTCTGAAGGGTTACAAAAAGGCGCAGTGCGGGAAGTTCCCGCATTATTAACCACGAACGGAGGTAAGGTATGAGTACAGTAAAATCTGATGCAGTTTTAGGCGAGTTGGTTAAACATCACCTAACTTCTATTGGCATGGAAACGCCTATGTTTCCCGATAGCCCATTTTTGACTAGATCTGAGAAAGTTGCTTCTATCGAAGCGTCGTTTCGGGATATTATGAAAACGTTGGGGTTAGACTTAACAGACGATTCGTTGGCAGATACACCTAACCGCGTTGCGAAAATGTATGTTGATGAATTTTTCATTGGGTTAGACTACGCCAATTTCCCTAAGTGTACTACCATCTCTAATAAGATGGATGCTGGGATGGTTGTAGAGAAGGGTGTGAAAGTGATGTCGAATTGTGAGCACCATATAGTAACGATAGACGGCGTTGCAACTGTTGGATATATCCCGAAGGATAAAGTTCTCGGTCTAAGCAAAATCAACAGAATCGTTGATTTCTTTTCTCGAAGACCACAAGTACAAGAACGACTGACTAATCAGATCTGGCATACACTATCGTTCATTTTGGGGACGGACGATATCGCAGTTCACATCGACGCGGTTCACTTCTGTGTAAAATCGCGTGGTGTACAAGATATGAACTCTAGTACAGTCACGAGCAAGTTAGGCGGGGCATTTATGAACCACCCAGAAGTCCGTGCAGAATTCATGTCACTTGCGAGGGGTGCATAATGAAACAAACTTTAATGATAGCAAGTTTGTTGGTTGGGGTATATTCCCATTCTGTATATGCGGGAGATGCGCCTACTCAGTGTGTTGCAAAATACATGAGTGTTGAGGAACACAAACAAAAGTTCCGAAATGGTGTTTCTTATGATGCCATGTCCCTTACAGCAACGTCGCCGAACATTCCTGTCGGTAAACCCGTTCGCGTTTGCAATTTAGAAACTTCTAAGTGTGTCGATGTAACTATCGTAGCTCCGAGAGCATATAGTGATACGTCTTGTATTACTTTATCGTGGAATGCTGCTTCGAGTATCGATGGATTAGCAGGCGGAAATGTTAAAGTTTCTATCACAGTTTTAGACCCGAAATGAGCGAAACATTTTCTGTAATGGTGGACATCGAAACAATGTCCACCCACTCAACTGCCGCAATAGTTTCTATCGGGGCGTGTAAATGGGATATGGACGGAATTCAAGACACGTTCTATATTGCGGTATCTTTGGCAGATTGTTTACGACTTGGGTTGCATAAAGAGCAAGACACTGTTGAATGGTGGAAACGTCAGAGTAAAGAAGCGCAATTGGCGTGGGCTCGTGACGGTATGCCGCTAGATTACGCGCTACGCTCTTATAGTGATTGGCTAGGCGAGGAAGGCAAGGCGACAGACCACTACTGTTGGGGGTTAAACTTTGACATTCCGATTCTCGAGAATGCGTTTCGAGTGTGCGATCTTCCCAAGCCTTGGAAGTATTGGAATTTGAAATGTGCCAGAACGCTTCATGCTTTCTTAGACACTGGTAAGATTGAGAAGCGCGAGGGGACCTACCACAATGCTAAAGACGATGCCGTTACACAAGCGAACGATCTGATTAGAATTTTTAAGTCGCTCTAACAATTGTAAAAATTTCAAGTTTTTGGTAAACTGTATCTTTAATTAAATGGAATTAAATATGAATATAACAGTGTCGTCTATAATCGAAAAAATGCCAGATTGCGATAAAGTCGTTGTTTCGCTTTCTGGTGGAATGGATTCCACCACCGTTACCAGATTTGCAGTGGAAAAATACGGGGCGAGTAATGTGTATGCGATCTCGTTCGCATACGGTCAAAAACAGTGTATCGAACTAGAAAAAGCCAGGTCGACCGCAGAACACCTGAATCTTGCAGAGCATAAAGTTGTGGATATAACATTCTTTGGTGACATGGTTAGAGGGGTGTGCTCTAATATATCTGGGGGCTCTAAGACTCCTACTGTGTATGAGGTACTAGGTGATCCTGCACCTAGTACCTATGTACCAAATCGAAATATGGTATTACTGTCTATCGCGGCGTCATACGCGGTTACCGTAGGTGCTCACGCGGTATTCATCGGCGCACAATCACAGGACGAATACTCTTATTTCGACACGACCCCAGAATTCTTCAGAGCAATGAATTCGGTCGTAGGACAAATGAGAAAAGACGTGGTACAATACTATGCACCATTTCAGCAATTAAACAAGGCAGACGAAATCCGATTACTATCTGAATTGGATGGGAATGTGGGGCTATTAAAACATACGATGAGCTGTTATGACCCTACAGATGGTGTAAGTTGCGGAATATGTCCATCATGTGCGGAACGCATCATGGCATTCATGCGGTGTGGGTTAGTGGACCCTATTCCTTACAAATGCGCCATTTCATGGAAGGATTCTGTCTGATGTGTGGGCTGTTTGCTAGTTTCGATAAAAATATGTTCGAACTGTTAGGGAATATAAATTCTGCTAGAGGTTCGCATTCGTTTTCGATCACCTACATCCAGAATGACCTTGTCAGAAGAGTGATGGATGCACAAATCACCAAATTTGAAGGGGCGTTTCATTTAGATGGGCGCGAAGCCCTATCAGGCTTCGTCATAGGACACATTCAAGCACCTACGACCACCGCGAGAGACACGATCAACATTCACCCGGCCTCAACCGGTGGTGCTTTGTTATGGCATAACGGCCTGATCAAATCGAAGGATGTAACTCGGTTACAGGAGAAGCAAGGGGTTAAAGACCCGTGGGACACATCGTTGTTATTGACGGAGTTGCAAGGTGGCGGATGCGAGACCATTTCCGCCAATCTATCCGTCCTAGACGGTAGCTTTGCCTGCTTCTACATGAAAAATGGTGAGTTGTTTGTATTTCGTAATGAGATAGGCCCACTGTTTTATAACGACGGGGGAGACTTCAGCAGTCTGGTGCGCCCAGGTATGGTTCCTGTACCCGCAAATGTATTCTTCCGCGTAGATTTAGATTTCGGCCGGTGTCGGGTAAGTCTAAGGGAGGTGTGTAAATTCACAACATACAATAACCCTTATTTCATGCAGGTATAAATGAATAATAACACTTTAGAATATGTCGGGTCTGGTATGGGTAGGACTCGAATGATGCTAAATGATATTCCAGAACACCCGGCTCTTTTAGAATATATAAGAGCTGGGTTGTCACTGTTGAATAGTGATCCCTTGCATAAGCATGGTGTGCTGTATAACTCGTTGATGGAACCGAAGTATGGGAGCGTCATTCATAATCTATATAGGGACACGTTACACTCTGTCCATGCAGATTCTGGTGGTTTGCAGGTCATGACTTTAGGAAAAGTCATGACCCCAGAACTGAAGTTCGGTGTCTATGAAAACCAGGCCGCATATTGTGACGTAGGGATGTCATTCGATGACATCCCTGTGATATCCACATCTAAAACCTCCGTCGTGGATATCACAGGAAGGTATTACGACCCTTCACTGATAAAAGAACGTGCTCATAGCAGTGCAGTCAACATCGTAGAACAAGAGCGCGTGTTTGCTGAACTAGGGACCGACGCGCAAGTTTGCGCAATCGTTCATGGACAAACAGGCGAGGACCTACGCCTGTGGGCTGATACGATGAGGGATGTATTGGGGCACGATTTTGGAAAGGTGTCCTTTGCAACCGCTGCGATGGGAAATGGTGCTAAAGAAGACGTAAAATCTGCTTTCTATGCCGGTCTGCTTAAAGGGGGTGCGAACCACTTACACTTTTTGGGTGTAGGGTCTGTCCGGAGATTGTTACCCGTGCTTATTTTTATGCAGAGTGGGCTGTATCAAAACTTACACATCAGCTACGACTCTACCAGCCTATCATCCGCATCTGTAGGGGGTAAGTATTATATGGCCACTGGTGCGATCAATTTGCATAGGCAACATCATAATGAATGGAATGACGTGTACGATGACATTCACGGAATGCTACCCCTTCCATACGATAGGGAGTATTTTCATAGGATGTCCACCACGTCCCCTACAAGGACAGAAGATTTCGCAGGTCCTATATATCAAACGTTTTCTATGTACATGGGGAGTGTTTTAAATTTCAAGCGAAATATATCATTGCTACTATCAGATCGAGATTTATTATTATCCACGCTAAGAACTCCGTTACTTCGGCAGGTCTATAAGTCACTATATGACGTGAATAGTGAGAAAGATTTTGATGATTGGATGCGACTCGCGGGCAGATATTTGCGTTCCGATTCATTGATGCCACTTAGCACACAGACACTGACAGATTTTTTATAACAAGGAACAATATGAAACTATCACCTAACACCCGAGCACTATTGACCCACTTCAACACCATTTCCACCAACTTCTTGTTCAAACCGGGAAGTGAAGTTGACACCGTTAGCGTGTCTAAGGAAATTTTAGTTAAAGCTACCATCCCAGAAACTATTCCGTGTGAGTTCGGAATTTACAACCTAGGAGAATTCCTAGCTGTCATGTCGCTGTTCGATGACCCAGATTTAGAATTTACACCAAATAAAGTAACTATGACGTGCAGTTCCGGTCGAGGCAAAGCAACTTACGCGCCGTCCAGCCGTTCTATTCTGGTAGTCCCTGAATACAAGAAACCACTGCCAACTCAAGAAGATTTTAAGTTCGAGCTTACTGCGGATGCACTTAAACAAATTATTAAGGCTGGCTCCGTATTAGATGCGCCGGACCTGACAATCACGGCATCCGCATCGGAAGGCGTTACACTTAAAGTTGGGTGTAATGACGGCAAAGTGCCCAACGACTTCGAATTAAAAATCAAAGATACTAGCGATGTTTCTGGATCATACCGTTTGCGGTTGGCAGATATGAAACTGATGCCAGGTACATATAACGTAACAGTATTGGCAGGTATCATGGTGCGATTTGAAAGCACTGATGGGCGCAGCACCACTTATATCGCATTGCAGCGATAGCAGAATGTGGCGCGTTCTAATGTGTCTAATTCGCACTAGAACGCGCTGTACGCGCTTCAAATACACTTTTGGATATAAGGCATACAATAATGAAATTTAACGACGAAGAAACGCTATGGGTTGAAAAGTACCGCCCATCTACTTTAGACGACTGTATTTTACCGGCTAACATCAAGTCTGTATTTGAAGGCATCAAAGCAAGTGGTGACCTACCAAATATGATTCTTGCAGGCGGCCCTGGGCAAGGTAAGACTACCGTTGCAAAGGCGTTATGTGAGGATATGGGATATGACTGGATTATCGTCAACGCGTCCAACGAACGAAATTTGGACGTGTTGCGAACAACCATTGCTAGATATGCAACCTCTCAGTCTATGACGGCGGCTATGAAGTGTGTGATTTTGGACGAAGCAGACTATATGAACCCAACTTCCCTTCAGCCAGCACTGCGCGGGGCGTTGGAGGAATATAGCAAGAATTGCAGATTCATTATGACGTGCAATTATCCAAACAAGATTATTCCTGCACTTCATTCACGCTGCGCATTGGTGGACTATCAGATTCCTAGTTCTGAAAAGCCAAAAATGGGGTTGGAAAGTATGCGTCGATTGCAACTCATTCTTGACAATGAAGGCGTAAAATACGATCGATCAGCACTTGCTAACCTGGTTCAGAAATACTTTCCAGACTTTCGAAGAATCATCAACGAATGTCAACGCTATGCCGCTATCAAAGGGGAAATTGATAAAGACATCTTAGTGATTAAAGATGTAGAGTTTGCACCATTGGTGAACGCATTGCGTGCGCAAAACTACAAGGCGATGTTGCAATGGGTGACAGACAACGAATCTTCTGACGTTAATGTGTTGTTCAGAAAATTGTTCGATTCGTTGTATAACGTGTTGGCACCGGCGTCTATTCCTGAAGCTGTTTTAATCATTGCCCAATACCAATATCAGGCAAACAATAGCGTTGACCCGAAAATTCAGTTCGCTGCTGCGATGACTTCATTTATGACCCTTCAATACCTGTAGGCGAATATGTTTGATACAAATACAGACGGGGTAGATTACGAAGCAATCGCATCACAAGCAAAGCAAGATAGAGTTAAACTATCACCGTTTGACTTTATTACCGCTATCAACACTAAAAAGACTTTAGATTTAACAGACCCTGCGATAGAAGCACAATACGAACCGTTCGTTATCAACAGAGGATATCTTCAGGCGCAATATAGTGTCGGGGTTGCCGCGATGTTAGACAGATATAACGGGCTAGATAAACGGATGCAGTATGAGCTTTATTATCACATGCTTCCAAAAAAGAAAGGGTTTACTGCTTGGTCAAAGCCAGATAAAAGTGTTGACGACCAGATAGTACTTTTGAAGGAGGTGTATGGTTATTCGCGGGTGAGGTGTTTGGAAGTGTTACCACTTATTAAAGATTGGAAGGCGTTAGAGCAACGTGTTAGTAGGGGCGGCAGATCATGAAAATTTGTATTCTGAATGGCATGCTGTGTGTAAATGAGAGACATATCCCATACTCGATATGTCTCTACGACGACCTTCTAGCGTTAGGCTTATCTGAAGCAGAAGCTAAAACAACTTCGGCGGAATTATACAAGTCTGAATTATTGAAATGTGTAGATGAAGAACTTGCAAATCGAATTATCGGTATATTAGATGAGAGTGGATATTTCTCTCATCTTGGCGATAATGTTAAGTTTTCAACACTAGCAAACTTGTTATAGATGCCCGCATAAATCGTTTTGAAATCCTAGCATGATTGCTAGGATTTTTTTTTTGCATTTTAGGGCTTTACAATTTCTAAAGACTGTGTATAATGCACACATCAAGCAACAATAATTTTTAGGAGCAGACAAAATGAAAAATGCCGCCACAGTCATTTACAAAGATATTCCCGCTGTTGCAGTCACCAAAAAGATTGCTAACACTACCAACTGGAAACGCGCCAAAAGCAACCGTTTTTCTTTTGTAAAGGACTGTGGCGACGTTCCTACTGTTTGCCACAACCCAATCACCGGCGTGTTTGAAGATGTTGTTAATGCTCGCGGCAATGCCTACGCCCGCCGCAACCAACTTCACTTCGCAAACAAAAAAGGTGCCAAATGAAATCTTATGTTGTAAGTGGAGTAGTTGCGTTGTTTATTCTAGCAACTGCTATCTTTTCCTTAGAGAGTGGAGAAATTGCAATGGCAACAGTCTTATTTGCGCTTGCTGCGGTTTCTGCCTTGCTTGCTGTACTTGCATATTCTGAAGGAGTTTAAATTATGAGCGCATACACATTAAACGTTGCCGCTTGCGGGTTTAATATCGGTCTGGCATTTCTGCACGCGCTACAGGGTAGCTATGGATATGCTATGTTTTCGCTCGTATGTGCTGCCATGTCTGCATTATTTGCTGCTAACTGCGAAAAGGAATAATCATGAAACCTAAATTGATTTTAGTGAGAGGTTTGCCTGGGTCTGGCAAATCCACTATCGCCCGGCAATTTGAAAAGCTCGGATTTGTACACGTAGAAGCGGACCAGCATTTTATGGTTAGCGGCGAGTATAAGTTCGATGCGTCGAAATTGCACATCGCTCACCAACAATGTTTGTTGAATGCTCGCGTATGTCTTGAAGGTTTCCAGTCGTGTGTTGTGAGCAACACATTCACAACAAAGCGGGAACTTGAGCCATACTTCAAGTTAGCGAGCGAATTTGAAATCGTGCCCGTCGTTCTGTTAGCACAAAACGATTTTGGCAATGTCCATGATGTGCCAAAAGAAACACTTGCGAAAATGCGCGGGCGGTTTGAATATGACATTTCTTCGTTATTTGTGAGAGGTTGGTGATGCCATACATCATGAATGTGAGTATGGGGGCTATACAAACTGGCAACCACCCACACCCCGAACCTGGCGATGAGCTGATTCAAATCGTCGATCCTACTTCAGAATTTCCAACACCAAAATACGGATTTGGTGAAGTACACCAATTTAAATTTTTGGATACCGATGATGAAACCGGAGACATGTCTGAGTTTGCTTTTACGGCTGAACAAGCAAAAGAAATTGCGTTCATCCTACAAGATGCTCTATTGCACGGTGCTAATGTCATCGTTCACTGTCATGCAGGATTGTGTCGTTCTGGCGCAGTTGCGGAGGTTGGAGTGATGATGGGGTTTGAAGATGCTAAACATACTCGAATTCCGAATGTGCTGGTTAAGCGAAAACTGCTGGAAGCATTGGGTTGGTCGTACAGTTCGGAAGAAGTTAGTCCTATCGATATGACAGATAGTAAGAATGTTATTGCCGCTATGAAAGCTGTTCATGATTAAGACGTATTTGGTGGGTGGCGCAGTTCGTGATATTCTGCTAGGTCTGGTTCCTAAGGATCAAGACTACGTGGTTGTTGGGTCGACGCCTGAAGAGATGCTATCGCTCGGGTTTAAACAAGTTGGTGCCGATTTTCCGGTATTCTTACACCCCACGACAGGTGAAGAATATGCACTTGCGCGAAAGGAGCGCAAGACTGCACCTGGTTATAACGGGTTTGAAACGGAGTTTGGCGCAGACGTTTCTTTAGAAGAAGATTTGTCTAGAAGAGACCTAACCATCAATTCGATGGCAATGAGTGACGATGGCGGTATCATTGACCCGTATGGAGGTGAGCAAGATCTTAAAGACAAAATCCTTCGTCATACCAGCGGCGCATTCGTTGAAGACCCTGTAAGGATATTACGAACTGCAAGATTTGCTGCCAGGTATGAGTTTCAAGTTGCCGACGAAACCATAACATTCATGGCAGAAATGGTCAATGCTGGCGAGTTTGACGCCTTGACGCCTGAGCGAGTTTGGGTTGAATTTGAAAAGGCGTTTCGGTCACCAAACTTCCATATCATGCGGAACGTTTTAATCAAATGCAGTGCGTGGAGAAACCTGCAAACATATCGTTATCTGGACATTGACGCGTATCGTAGAGCGGAAAGTTCAGATGCGCCCTACGTCGAAAAGGTTGCTTCCGCGTTTGTGGATGTTAGTCGTGTAGAGTATGAAAATGCTAGGGTGCCTAAAGAAATTTCCGATTTGGCAACTGTCGCTGATCATGTGTGCAACTTCATCGAACAATGCCATTCATCCATAACAAAAGAAAGTGTGTTATCCTTATTTGCTAAGACTGACTTGTACAGAAAACCTGAACGATTTTATTCGGCTGTGAGAGTTGCTAAGTATAGAAATTATGTGGTTCCTAACAACGTCTTAAAATGGTCGGAACAGGTGCTATCGGTAGATTGTGGGGCGGTTGCTGCAACCTGCATAAACAAAACTGAAATTCCTGGCAAGATTATGCTTGCGCGATTGAATAAAATGCTGTAAACTGCGCACATGAACACTATTTAAAAGGAAATACAAATGTCAACTGCTCACTACGCTACATTATCCGCTGTTCGATTAGCACTAGCATCTAATGCGTATCGTCTGCGAACCCAAGGCAAATCATTCTCGGAGTTTGAAGCAGTTGTATTTGGCAACGATCGAAAATGCGATCGGAACATTCCTAAAACTAGCCCAACGAAAGGGGTTTAAAATGTTGTATAAAATCACAGTAGATGGATTTGGTGTAGATGAATGGTATTCTACAGGTGGAATTGAAAGTGTTCGCGCAGAAGCAAAGAAACAATTCAAAGGAAAGAGTGTTCGAGTTACTTTGGTTGGGAGAATGTGATGAGACTCTACACCTTTGTAAATATGTATTTGTCCCACATTCAAAAGGGGATTCAAACGGCACACGTTGTTCATGAGCTGTTCAACGAATGGGTTGGAAATCCTCAAGAACTTTTGTTACATGAGTGGTCCACGCGCCACAAAACCATCATCGTGTTAAATGGGAGCGATTGTGAATCTTTATCAGAGTTTTACAACTTTCTTCAAACCAGCGACACACATTTTCCGTTCGCTAAGTTTTGTGAAGACGAGGCAAGTTTGGGTGGCGCGTTGACGTGTGTAGGCATTGTGTTACCGGAACGAATTTACAACTCTGTTTCTGCTTCTAAAAACCCAAATTCTTATTGGAGTTTGTTTGGCGAAATGTATAACTTAATGGTGCCTTCGGAACCACGCACGGGTGCAAAATTTGAAGTATTTGCGACAATGACCAATTGGGAACGCGACTTAGTTGAAAGATTAAAGGGGTATAAACTAGCATGAGTAAACTTAAAGAAATTAAAGAGCAACAATTAGAAGCTCGAAAGCTCAAACTTCATATCCGAGCAACGTTGCTCACTACATTGATCGGCGAAGCCGAAATGGTGGGTAAGAATGCTGGAAATCGAGAAACTACAGATGCTGAGGTGTTAGCCGTCATTCGCAAGTTTGAAAAGAATTTGCGTGAGAATATGCGCATCTACAAAGAACGCAATTTAATCGAAAAGATGAACGAAGCACTTGTAGAGTTGCTGATTTTAGAGGGACTGTTACCAACTAAAATAGATCCTGCAAAAATCGCTTCTGATATCCGAGCAATGAACGTACCTTTGGAAATGAAATCGTTGGGTGCTATCAACAAAGCGTTAAAAGTAGCCTACGGCGAACGCTTCGATGGTGCTCAAGTAACCGAAGTATTTAAAGCTATGTTAAATGTGTAGAAAGGACTATCATGTCTAAACTAATCAAATGGCCTTCGATTGAACAGTTCCGAAATGTTATTCGGAACGTCAAACATAAAACTATGTTCGTAAGTGTCGATCCGACAACTCAAGAGCCTATTTATGATCGCAATCGCCTCCAGCCCACATTAAAGTTCCGTGGAACTGTAAAATTGCACGGAACTAACGCTGCTGTGTGTGAGCGCACCCACACTGGAGAATTGTGGGCTCAATCGCGAGAAAATGTGCTTTCTGAAACTGCGGACAATGCAGGATTTTATCAATTCATGAAAGCGAACGAGCATTCGCTCCGAACAATCATCGCACATGCAAAGGTCGTATTTGGCGTCCACGCCGCGTGGAATAAGCCCTACATCAGCATCTTTGGTGAATGGTGTGGTGGAAACATTCAGAAGGGTGTAGCGATCACGGGCCTTCCAAAAATGTTCGTTTTGTTTGGCATTGCGTTTGCAGATGAAGAAGGTAATAAAACTTATCTCACAGAGAAACAGGTTGAAGATGTCGTTTCGCAGTGCCGCGACTTTGTTGGAAACGACTGCATTATCAAGAACATTTGGGACTTCAAAACGTTTGCCTTAGATATCAACTTCGAAGACCCACATGTAGCTCAAAATTTGCTTGGGGAAATGACAGAGGCAGTTGAAAAATCTTGCCCGGTTGGCGAAGCGTTGGGTAGTGTCGGTGTGGGCGAAGGGATTGTTTGGCGGTGCATTGAAGAAGGTTGGGAAGACTCCGCATATTGGTTCAAAGTCAAAGGCTTAGTACATCAAAAACAAAGTGCGTTTACAAATTTATCTGTTAATCCAGAAATTGAAAATCAGATCAAACAGTTTTTGAAAGAGAATAACGCTTCAGATTTTAATTTTAAATTCGTCGAATAGAATATCCCAGTTCCTTCCAAGTCTTTCCTATCAAAGATTTATCAGAAAGACTTCTAGAATTCTTAATAGGAACTTCGTTCCGACGGCATCTAGTTAATACTGATACATTTGAAACTCCGATAATTTTCGCGGCTTCTGTGGAGCTTATGAAAATGCCATATGGTGTAATGTATTCATATGTCTGAACAGATTTCCTATGATTTTGGATATGACCACATGATTTTGGTCTAGAAACGCCCTTCCACAATTCTGAAAGTTTACGTTTACCAGCTTCGGAAAGATTACAAACTCCCGTTCTACTTTCGGATTGAAGTTTGCGGCGTTCGGGTGTCCATGATAGCAATCCGCTCAATCTAGCTTTTTCGACAATGATGGGGTCGTGCATTGGGTTATGTTCTTTCATCTTTATCGAAAGACTCAGTTTTAATTTCGCATAATTCTTTGAGTGTCTTTCAGAAGTTTTTACCATTCTGAAAAACGCTGAAATCATTTGCCTGTTCGAGTAGATCATCGCAAGCATATGATGAGCTATGAAATGCTGTCTAGGTGTAAGGTCTGCCCTATTCCAAAGATTTTTAGATAGGGATTTATATTTGGGAAACATCGATTTTGGGCAGATGTGATGCCCCTCAAAATATGTAGGTTGATTACAACTATTGAATTCTATACACTGTTCAATAAACTTAATGTATCTGTTTAAATGATGTGTATTATGTGGTGCGCTGCTAAGAACGGTATAAATATCCATGCTGACCTCGTGTGTTGAGTTTAGAGTGTGTGGATACTTGCAATATCGCGACACACAACTATTTAGTGAAAGGTTTACAATGAAATTAGTAATTTCTATAAAAAATGGTAACTCTTTAGTGTTTGATGATGCTGATCAAGGAAGAAATCTTTCGTCAGCATCTTCCAAAGTAAAAACGTTGGCGGCAGTTGATGTTGAAAAGGTTAATTCTATCAAAGAATGTGTTGAAAAGGTGGTAACAGAAGCTCGTTTGCAGCAAGGTCTAGAACACCTTACCCAAAATCAATTAGATCACGATCCTAAAAATATGGGCGAGTTTTTGAAGTGGATTTCAACGGACCTTGCAAAGGAAGAAATGGACACTATCACAGAGTCGGGGTTAGAGTTCAAGGAAGTAGTTAAAGAAGCGCAGCGCGTGGCTCGAAATTGGTTCTTTAAACAGTTATGAGCGAAACCTTACAGCTATTGGCAGACATCACAAACCGTAACGAACTGGTTCGCACGGGTAAAGTTCCGTGCGAACGCTGTGGAAGAGCGTTAGAGATGTACTATAGGCCTTGGTGCCCTGTTTGTGATAAGCCCGAAAAGCAATGTCTCGAAGAACTAAATCTTATCCAAGCACTCTCGCACCTCGAAGCGATTGGCAACGTCGGGATTTCAGATAGGGTAGTAAAACACTTGAACCAGGGCGGCCATCTCAGAAACGACGCATATATTCGGATAGATCTTTCTGCTGACATGAAGGAAGAAGTGGGTGAGTCTCACTATAAAGATTTAATGGTCATGAAGCAAGTTTTTGATTTAGGCGATTCTATTCTATTGTGGGTGAGTTGGTAATGAAAATTATAGCGTTTACGGGTAAAGCCGGAAGCGGAAAATCAACTGCAATGCAGGTCGCTCTGAAGTTAAGCCCGAGAGATGATTATTTTATCTATTCGTTTGCAGATCCTATTCGGCTAGGCTTGTATATGATGTTTGGCGAAAAAATGGTGCGGGCATCCACAGATCAAAATCTGAAGAATGTTTTGGACCCGACATACGGGGTCAGCCCAAGGCATATTATGCAGACGCTAGGAACTGATTGGGGCAGAAATTTAATCAACCAAGACATCTGGGTTATTCGAGCTAGACAAATATGGGAAGACGAGTGTCCGAACGGGCTTGTAATGATTTCAGACTGCAGGTTTGATAATGAGGCGATGTTAGTGAGGGAACTGGGCGGATTAGTTATTGAAATCTTGCGCCCTGAGAACCCACACGAAGTCGTTATGCGCGAAGCAGGAACTTCAGAGCACGAGTCTGAAAATGGGATTAGCCGTGAGCTTATATCCCACACAATTTTAAATGATGCAAAGTCTGAAGACGAATTTAAACAGCGTGTTTTAGACTGCCAAATCATTAAAGATTACCTACTAAATTGATAACTAACAAGGAGACAATATGACGATTAAAGTAGCACTGGGTCGGTTATACCAAGAAAATGAGGCAATGAAGTTGCTATTGCAATCCACATTGCCAGCAAAAACCGCTCACAAACTTGCAACCATAGCACGCGCAATTCATTCGGAGCTTTCACTTGTTGAAGACTTTCGAGTGTCGTTAGTGTCTCGATATGGAGAAGAAGTTCCTGCGATTGGCGATCAACCACCAGGAAAGCGAGTTTCTGCAGAAAACATGGAAAAGTTCACAAATGAATTCAACGAATATCTTAGTGTAGAAATTGAACTTCCTGGAGATAAAATTTCGTTAGACGATATCTCAAGCATTTCGATGAGTGCCGCACAAATTTCTCAAATTGATTGGTTGATTGAGATGTGACCGCGTTTCGTTGTAAGTTGCAGGAAATCCCGCATTTGCGGGATTTCGCATTTTAGGGCTTTACATTTCTTAAAGACTGTGTATAATACACACATCAAGCAGCAACATTGTAATTTAACTTTTAGGGAGGCGCAAATGGCTACCAATGTAACAATAACCCCAGTTCAAACCCACGATGGGATGTATCATGGGAAATGGTGCGTAACAAACGACGAGGATTCTAACGATTTTGTCGTTCGTTGTAGCAACGTCGGCGCATTAGAATTCTTCAATGACAATCGTCGTAAAATTGGTATGGTGCGTTATTACGATCGTGCAAGAGGGGTTGACAGAACTTTCAAATTTTCTGCTCGCTACGTCGAAGCTAATTGGTTCTAAAAAATGAAAACTGCTACAATCACCGTTACTGCTATCACCATCGTTAAAACTCGAGGAACTGACGACGTGTTTCTAACTACCACATTGATGAGTGGAACATATCCATTCACAAACAATGCAACCATAAAAATTCCAGTTGCACAAAATCTTGGTGAAAAATACGCCAAAGAAAACTTCAAAGGCGTACCTTACAAAGTTATAGATACAAAATAACGAAGGCTTAACAAAAGGAACGGGATTCCGTTCCTTTTTCTCCATCAAATCATTTTCAATTGTGGGATTTGAATGCTGTGAACTAGATGTGGCATTCCCGCAAGATACCCCTGCAATTCTAGAATTGGCTGAACTATAGGGGATGCTACTAATTCCCCGATTGCGCGTGTCACTAGCAAATTAGTGACGTTTGTTGAGAATGCGTTAATGGCAGCTTGTTCCGCAGCCCATGCACTATCTACAAGCGACGTCAAAGGTGTTAGATCCGCGTAGGATATAGCACTGTCAGCCAACCCATGAAGCATCGGCGCAATGCCATTCAGCCCCATCAACGAATTGAAATTAACGGCGTCTAATAACGCTGGGTCCAATTTTTGAATCGATGCAGTAGAAACCGACATGATCAGTTTCTGATATTCGGCCGTCCTGTCAATCGCCAAATTTGCCTCGACAGACGCGATTAACGAATTCCAATTATCAGTCCACAATTGCGCTTTGCTAGTGCTGACAGGCGGGTCTCCAATATCTACGAAGCCTATATCAGAAACAATCTTGGAAGAAATGATAGCTTCCACTCTGGCTAATTCATAGTACATCGTTTCATTCAACGATTTCAATTTGATTGGTGTTGGTGTGATCATGATCCTATATCTATGTTTCCGCTTGCGCTTACCATCACGTACATTCCACCCCCAGTTACTCCGATGTCCCCTAGTCTATGACACCCTAACCCTTCCTTCAAGACGCTTTTAGAACCGCTAATCGCGGTTGTTGAGCACCCACAGGTAGCAACTCCGGGTGATGAAATAATGGCAGATTCTAATCCATTAGCGGCGGCAGTTTTAGCTCCGCCCGTGATGGTCGTAACAAAAGGTGTTGGGACTTCATGATTGAAGCAAACCCCAACACCGATGTCACCTACTTTCGATTGCTTAGGCACTATTCGGCCAACCGTTAATCGCCAGTCCAACGAATACTACGGCTACCAGGTACAGTGCGCCCGGTGTCGTACAGTGGTGGTCCGATATGAACCGAAGGATCCGGAATATATGTAGATGGCGGCACATAACTCAACACTGTGTAGATCGTTTCGCCTTTATAAGTGAACCCGGTGTAAAACCCTGCTTCCCGAATAGCCCGGCTCGCATTACTTACAAGTTGCTCGGAGCTTCTAAGGTTAAGATTTGACGTGTCAATGTAGATGTTGACATTTCTCGGTGCAAATTTTCTATTGATCTGGACTACCTTGATTCCCTTGTCGGCAAGCATTTTTGTGATGCGTTCATCTTCGTCTGGGTTGGAGTTTTCACTTGCCACACCCTCGGCGATCGCAACAAACTCATCATCGACGCCCAGATGTCTAAGAGTCGCGTTTGCAAGCAACAGATCGTCACGATCGACAACCACTAAGTGCTTCTCACCCTTATTTTCAACTCGAACAACATTGATGTCCAAGTGAGCTAATTGGTGCTGCACATGTTGGATTTCAATATCTTCCGCAGATTCGTTAGCACTTCCGTCTTCGTCGTAAGTTGCCTTGCCGGTGTTTTTAGGCACTGTTGGGATGTTTGTTGCGGATACGCCAGCAGCTTTACGAGCCTTAATAAACTCTTGAATGTCTTCGTTATCCACCCCAGCATCTTTCAGATTAGGGACGTTCAGCTCTGCTGCCAATGAGGCAACTTCGTTATCATGAACTTGTTTCCCAGTGTGCAAGTTGAAGAGGGTAACCTTAGCGGTCTGTGTTTTTAAGCCGCTTCCAATATCCGCCATATTAAAGGCAGATAACATTGCTTTGATGGTACGAGCAAGATCTTTCATTATAGTTCCTTGTTGGTTGATTGTTTAATTTAGCACTGCACTTGATGCAATTATACACGAATTCTGTACAGTGCTACAATTTTTTATAAGCACCAACGACAATTCTGCTTCTGACACCCAAGATATGCTCACCGTGTAGAACCTACACCATTCTACCTTGTTCAGCTTCATTGCCTCACTCGAAAATCCTGTCAATAATAGTTGCGACGTAGGTGCTATTCACAATGTCCATATCAACCTCTTTCAAAGCCTCGATGAGCATTCGCAAGTATGCCTGATCAACACCTGTGAGCTGTTCCGTCAGCACTTCTCGATCTTTCAAGTTGAGTTCTGAAATCTGCCACATGATTTTCAATTGTTGACCTGCGGTAATGCGCCAGCCACGCTCTAGAAACTTCTTCATGCGGAAAATTGACGCAATTGGATATAGACTACCACGATAAACCAAATGTCGCGATAGCAAGCATTCTAACGCTTCTGCGGGTACTTCTAGCACGTCCTTTTGATAGTCGTAATAGCTCATCGCGTGTGCGAAGTCATAATTGTTGTGAATTTCTTTCGGACTACCATAAAACCGAATCACGATTTGAACGTCGTTTGATAGCGTGATTGCATTTGTAGATAAGAAGACGGGAACATATTTGACGCCACTTTCAATGTCGGGCGTAGCGGCATCGGAAGCGTCAGCTACGCCTGCAGACGGAACATACACCACCACTCGATCTTCAGTTTCACCCTTACAATTTTTCAATTGTGCTTCTTTAACTTCGACTTTAACATTGCGGTCTAAACTATTGAACCAGTTGACATAATACTTGGCAACCGCAAGAGTAGTTTCTTTGGTTTTGAAATAAACGTCGTAGTCATTGACGGGTTTGCCTAATAGCATCGATGCGATACTGCCACCCGTAACAATGACGTCGCGCTTGATCAGATGTTGTAGATCAACGTCGTCCGTACTTGCAATCCATTCGTCCAACTTTTCGCGCAATGCTTTTCGGATTGAACTTTTCTTGCGCCCGTATTTAATTTCCATTTTCTTCTCCTTGTAATTCATCGAAAGCTGCTGATTTTGCTTCTGTAACTAATTCGTGGTGTTTTTTAAGACAAGCGGCGTACATATCCCGAGCCGCGCCAATTTTCACGCCTAACTCGGAAACCATCTTCTCTAATACATACGTCCGAGTCATGTTCAGGTTCTTCATGTAGATCAACTCAGACCCGCGGCGTTTTGTTATTCGACCAGAACGAACGTAGTATTGTTTTGGTTTATGCCGTTCGATGTCGTTCACCAATTTAAGCGTTCGCTCTACGGCACTTTTAATCGAAGTGATGTCCGTTTCGATCATTTAGACCCACCTTTAAAATCTGTTTGATAAAACCCTGTGCCTTTCAACACTGGTGGATGAGTGGGCATAGATAAAATTCTATCGGCGTGTCCTTGACACTTCTGGCAAGACACGCCAGCAGCGGCATCCATGACTCGCACTAAACGGGATGCTACGAACCCACATTTGCTACATTTAAAATCATACATTGGCATCTGCGTTTCCTTGTTTTGAATATAAATCAACGACCAGCAACTTACAAACTTCTGTACCCCTATCTAAGACGAAGTCACAAGGAGTACGATGTGTTTTAGACATTTCAGAATAGATTGCAACCATCATTTTCCCCAATTGTGGGCCAGATAATCCCGTCCATTCTGACACCATATTGCCATTAAACATCGATTTACACTTTTCGTGGTTGGCCAGTCGTTGCATCGCAGCGTTATACTTGGCTTCGAACTCGGGAAAGAATATAAATGCGCGTTCTAAAAACTCTTGGTTGGATTTGGTGCCGCCACGCTCCTCAAACGTCTGCCATTTATACTCGGGCAATCCGTCTGCAGTTTCAAGCCACTTCAAAAATGAATTGTAGGATTTACGTTTCGCGTCACGTGTTGCTGCTTTGTGATTTCGATTGTGCAATGAAAAGATGTCTTTATGAAAATATGGGGTTGAAGATGCAAATTTAAACACATCTTCTAAGGTATCAAACCCTTGATGAAATCTTCTAAAATCGTAGCCCAAGAATTCAAACACTTTTCCCATTTCCGCACTAACGACAACTTCATCAAATTGATGTGTGCCAGAGCGGAACGTCATTACTAATCCGAGATGGCCATATTTAAACCCCATTTTATGAGCAACTCGCCCCATAAAATTTCCAAGGTCGTTATAAGAGAAATAGATGAATGACGACCCCAGTTCTTCCTTCGTACACTGGATCAAATCGACCTGAATCTCGTTGCATTCGAAAGAAATTACGTTACCGTTTTTAACCATTCCTTTGGTGCTAAACAGTCGCAGAGCTTCTTTACTCCAATCAACTGGAGTTGGCGTGTACACTAACACGTCCATATCGCCGAACGTTTCCTTCGATGAATATGCCGGAATCGGCTCAACCCTTGCATTTGGAAAGTTCTTTCTAAGTGTGGAAACCACTAAAGTTTCCAACTGCATGTATTCGTCTCGATCAAACCTACGAGTAAAACATTTTCCAGCTAACGCATTTCCGCCCATTATTACTCCCAAAATGTTTGATAGTGTTTACCAAAAGATTCTAAACCCGCGTCGATTCTTTGTTGATGTAATCTCCAACCCGATTGGTCAAATTTCTTTTTGTGATACTGTTGTTCCCAATCATTGCCAGGCTGAATCTGTTCGAATGTCCAAATCATTTCATCTAAAACACTTTCCCATTCAGCAATGGCGGCGTCGTGGACTAGCTCGTTAGTTTCTTCGTAAAACTTAAAGCATCTTTGAGCAGAATTAGAGTCGTATTTAAACGCGGTTATGTCTGAAGGAATGCCCTCCTTATTGTTGCGCAATTGTTTCAGCATTGGCAATATAATGACCGCTAACGTGGAATCCATATTCCACGTATCAAAGCTATCGATATGAACCCGAATTTTCCGTTTGGCTAACGGATTGTGGTTATATACCCAATGACATGCACTAGACACCCATGTGCTATCTAGCCATAACCCTAACTTTTCGGTTTTTGCTTCACTTAAACCTACGTATTTGAACAGACCTGCAAGTTGATATGGCCCAATCCACCAATCTGTATATGGTCCTTGATAAACTTTCATAATTACACCAACTGTTAAAGGTTTTATAATTTTAACTCGACACGCGCCCGCGGAAAATACTAAATCGACTTTCCATAAGAATACTTCTAGCCAATACTGCGCCACAATATCTTCACTACCATCAATAAAAAATTTTACCAACTCGATCCCTATAAGTTTTACCCCGTAAAGTTGAGTTAATAACTAACAAATTCTTGCGCTTCTTCCCATAACAAGCCGACATTTCTGATTCCGACATATAGCGGTTTGGTATTACCCATTCGCTATAATGGGTCTTATAAACAAAGTTAAGGCGTTCATCAGATACAACATCGTGAACGCCTCGCTCTTTGCGTTCTAAATTTAACATGTTGCGCAACCATTCTTTGTCGTGCTTAACTAACTCAATGGTTTTTAATTCGGGGCTGAGGTGCATATAATCATCCACCAACCCGTTCCAAAATACTACTTCAGGATTTCCCGGAATTTTAGATAACAAATCGATTAGCTCGTTCTTTTTCATGATACCTCAAAAATTGTATTCCGCTTTGTTAATTTTCAGCTTACGAATGCTAGAGATTTTAAAAGTGCGAACAACCACTTTATTTTCTAGCCCGCATTGACTGCTATCACTAACTGTGGAGGATGGTAGCCCTTCAATTTCTTCCTTGGGAGTAACTACACCATCAACACAGTATTCGGTTTTACCAGCACGGACGAAAATTACTTCCAAGTAGAACTCGCCTTTATGTTCGACGATAGGCGAATTGGGGATGCGTGTGCCCCAAGCGCGAGGGGAAAGTTCAAATGTTTCTGTAGAACCTTCAGATTGCAACCGACGATTTACCATGTTCGCATATCCGTTACTGTTTTTGTTTTGGAATACTTGAACATTCGCACCACGCATCACTTTAGTAACTCGGCCTTGCATTGTGTTCTTTTTACCGCCGGTTAATTTTACTTCAGTGACAGTGTCGATTGAAATGAATGTAGTTCCATTCACTTGTTCCATCAATTCGATTACGCTCAGGTGTGCCATTGTGTACTCCTAAAAGTTTAACTGCTTGATGTGCGTATTATACACACTCTTTAGAAAATGTAAAGCCCTAAAATGCAAAATCCCAGCAAATTTGCTGGGATTTCCACTGCTACAGTTTCAATCAGAACCGGATAGTTGCGCCCTTGAAAAGTAATCCCGAGCAAACTGTTCCGGACACCACCTCGCCTCGAGAATTTTTAGCAGTGAACGACGTTGCGTAGAAATCGTCCTTCGAACATGCAAACACTGCATAGCCACCCGTTTGAATGTCTGTAAACCCAGAAGAAGTTAATGCACGATGCGCTTCTTCGGGATTAGTACATGCGCTCAACAACAACACAGCCACGATCATTAAATACTTCGCCATACACTTCTCCTCAAATTAAACGATAGAATTGACTACATCATAACGCTCAGTCATTACCGCTTCGAGCATCACGTCCAATGGTGTTACATTTTCGATTTCAGCTCCTGCCAAGATAGCCTTCAAAATTGAAGGGGAATAACCGGACACCATCATTGTTCCAGTTTGGTCAAACGAAACTGGATTATTACCAGCCTTACCGTTTGCATTCCAAAACACGATCTTTGGCATATTGTATCCCGCTGCCTTGAACTTCGCTTCAGCGGCCTTAAAGTTTTCAACAGAACGCCCTTGGACACTGAAACTATTAAATTCCATGTCGGAAATACAAATTAGCGTCTTTGGCATGTCTTCTTGCGGAACGTCATTTGCTTTCGCTAATTTCAAAATTTCGTCGAATGACGATTGGAAATTAGTAGAGCCACCCCATTCTGCACGTTCCAGATTGTTGCAACGCTCCGTGATATTATTACCAACAACGTGGTGGAACTTCGAGTTACTTGCAAATGTCAACACCAAATCTTTGAACGGGCCTGCCTGGCGTTCGGAAATATACAGCCCCAACGCAATAGACACATTCATAGCAGACACGCTCCCACCAATGCAGCTATTCATCGAAGAAGATACGTCAGACAAAACCAACATAGACCCATGCTTACCTTCAATGTAGTCGGGCAATGCTTTCCACTGCGCATTTAAAACATCGCTATCGCCATCACGATTGCGAATCGCAGATACGATGTCGTGTGGGAACAATACGCTTGCGTTGACCTTTACGTCGCCATTTGCCAGAGCTGCTTTGTAACGGTTATATGCTTCGGGGGCACGCTTGCCAAACGCCTTTTGATACCGCAACCCAGCCAATGATGGCACTTTATCAAATTCGATATCATTCCATTCTTGCGCACACATCTTTGTTTCGACGACGTTCGTTGCATTTACAATGAACTTGCGATACTGTTTTGGTTGCATGTTCCACGATTTACGAAGCGCAACTGCAACTTCGCCTTTCCGTGGAGCCCATTTTGCGCTCAACCCATTTCCGCCTTTGATGGCAGCAAGCATTTCTGCCGCAGCAAGTTCAAATGCTTCAGATTGAATTGCAACAGTGTCAATCACGTCATCCCAACGTCCAAATTCAGGAACATAGGGAACCAACTTTTGCAATGCGACAGGGTCGTTCATTTCCAGCCATTTCAACACGCTTCGGAATGATTGGCGTTCCCCAGCCCCTCCTCGAACATCTCGCAGCCACAATGCGATACGCAATGCCATGTTCTTATCAGCCATATACGCTGCGGCAAACAGGTTGATTAAATCACCTTGTTTGTTTCGTGAGGAGCCTGCCATCGCAAACAGATCGACGTGTTGTTGACCGGACGTTGAACGGGTTGCGGCACCATTTGCAGTCTTTGCATCGACTTTGGAAACAACTGCGGTCTTTTGTTTGGTGGAAGGCTTGCGGGTTGGCTTGGTAGCTGCGGAAACGAATGAATTCATGGTATTATGTCCTATTGATTGATTTTAAGGTTTTGCTGAACAATCACGTCAAATTAACAACGTGCTGCATATTAACATTATATGAGTTAGTTGTAAAGTGATATTTCAAATAAGGAAATGGGGCTATATAGCCCCATTTCCTTCAAACAATTGCAAATCCGATATCCCAAGCAATTTTGTTTGCGACCACGCTACCTTGAATTCGCAACACGACAAACCGATAACTGGGCCATTTTACGGCAAGATGTTCTGCCGCTTGCCGTGCTTCCGGCTCAGACTCAAAAACGGTTGGTATAGGTGGAATAGTCGCACATTCCGTCGTGATATCAACGTGCGCGATAATAAACTTACCATGAGACAAATCTGCACCTTTGACAGCGACCGCCTTTTCGGCTACCGATGCCTCATACAGATCTTGGAGAAATGAACCGCGTACAAAGTTTCTCACCCCATCTCTATTAAAGATCGCATATCTTCCACCCTTATCTGGAATGATTCGATTGTTGCTTCCTGCCCTGTACAAATTAGCCCCGTCATATTCATAAAGGTCGTCTAATATCGTTACACGTTGTTTCATTTTGTTATTCCCAAGAAACGCCGGAAGTTTGAACTACCCCCATAATCCGCAAAACAGCAAATTTTGTTCCGGGATATTTCCCAGCGAGGCGTTCCGCCTCTTTATTCGCAATCGCTTCATTGTCGTGAACTTTTGGTTTATCGGACAACGACAATACCCCGTCTTTGATGTCGCCGATGATATATGTGCCTTTGACAGGTTCTGCTTCGTCAGTAAGACGCCCACTTGCAATTGCGTTTCGATAAAGGTTATTGATAAAATCTTTCGATACAAGTTTTCCGGTGTGGTTAGCCAAGTAAATTTGATACTTATTACCAGGGCGCAACGGGATAATCTTTTTCAAAGTGTTGCAGAACAACACTGCGCCATTATAGCTGTACAAGCCGTCGAAAAGTTTAACTTCTGGGTTCATTGCTATCTCCTTGCTGATTGTTGTTTGTTGATGAGTGCATTATACACACCATCAACAACCTTGTAAATAGCAATTACACTTTTCTGTGCAAGTGCGCAATCCAATCGCTCATCTTAGCATGATCTCTCATAAACTCCCCAGTATTCACAACCATCTTAGATGAACTTGTATCGCTTGGGAATATGATCATAGGGCCGTGCATAGTGCAGTCAATTTCAGGATGCCCATACAATGCGGGCTCAAACTCTTCAATTCTAACCGTGTGGTTCCAGTCAATCGGAATGTTCCCATCCATAAAAGTGTAGTTAGTAGTATGCTGAACGTGTTGTGATTGGTTAGAAATTTCTACTTGTTCATTCAATTCTGTTTCGCTCTCTTCCATTCTTCGTTGTTGACGCGCAGACTGTCTAGTTTTGACGCGATCTATATAACCACCATCTACTAATTCAACCAGATGTACTTTTTTAACAACTAACTGGCGAAGCGGCATAATTACACACCACTCAGGCGATACAGTTGTAAACTCGTCAACATATCCAGGAACGCCCGCGCTATACCAATCAGCATACGGAGTTTCACGATCGTATGCGGAGTCTTTACGCACTCCCAAATACGCATCCATTTCAAAAATATAACCTTGGGTTCCTATCCCACGACTAAATCCGTCATCCCCTATATATTGTGCAACTTTATCAAGCGCGTCTGAAAAATAAATTCCGTCGCCTAACATCCGACCAACCGTGGCAACTGTCCCACTCCCACCATTTTCGCTAATAACTGTAAACCCGTATCTGAGAATCATACTAGCAGCTACAGATCCTGTACCGTGAAACGCCGGTATTACTGTAAGTTCAGTAATACCTCGAGATTTTAAATCATCTAGGTATGATTTGTTTGCGAAGGTATTATTCGGCAAGTTCACATTCCAAGATTTGATAAATTTGACAGCGTTTCCGCCGTGCTTATATCTATTAAATTTATCAAAACCTATAGTTAGATCGTCATAATCATCATCGTTCAACTCTAATTTGGAAATTGCTTGTGGTTTAATCTTAACAGACTCTTTACGGAAAACTTCGTATTTTTCTTCCACAGTCATGTCGCTTCTAATCACAGGCATGTGAACTTGATTATATCTTAGAATTTCGCCAACTTCGTCAAATGACAACTGTTTATGTGGCCCGATTTCACCTCTACCAACTTCGTCAGAAGCAGCGGCAATAAACAAGTTGTCAAACACAAAAGTTTCTAGTCTCGAATCAAACCCAGCAATCATTGCCTTTAAGTCGTTTAAAGACGTGTGAGCACCGACGATCGCGGTTGCGATAGTTTTCAGCCTGTCTTCAGTATTCATTCCAGGATTTGTCATTGCGTGGCGTAATAAAGCCAATTTCTGAGGCAACGCTTGTAGATCTTTCTTTAAATCGTACAACAAAGATCCCACCAAACTATCCGCAGAGTCGCCCAAGTTTTGAATTGATGAAGAATCTTTCAATTCAAATAATAAGGTAGCATCATGAAACGCATCCGCAAATTTAATCAGATCCGAGTCTGTAATGTCGCCACTAGAATGCTCGGTTAAAATTGTTGGTCTTATCAACTTATATCCAACCCCAATATACCCACTTCTATATAACATCGGATATACTTGAAGGGCTGTGAGCTGGGTAGTAAATTTCAAACAGATTTGAGTAACGCTAGACACTGTAGCGGACGACGGGTTTGGATTAAACGGAACCACTACCCCACACAATAGGTTGAGCCTATACGGATCTGAAATTTTATCCTCGTTAGCGATACTGACAATATAGTCGTGTAGTTTTGCAACCTCAGCAGTTCCATTGAAGGTGGTGTAAAGTCTATTCAAGTCTTTGACTAAAGTGCTTTGAGCAATATATTCTGCAGACCCGTATTTCGCAACTGCGAGTTTTCTAAATACGATGTCTAGTTCCGCATAGATTCTAGAATGGTCGTGTCCGTACTTACGAAATACCGACAGTTTCACTTTTGAGAACTTTGTAGCGCACGTGATCGGGAATTTGCCAAACCCTTTGGATAAAATGTAAAGCATAATTTCTGTAGGCATATTCATAGCACTTTCAACTATGCCTATCAATGTGGCAGTCATTGCCGTTTCAAAGATCTTATCTATGCCACTTTGAACCAAGCTCAAGTCAACTCCGCCTAACTTTTCTAATAGTCGGGATGTAAACATCGGAAGTTTCGTAGCTGCCGTGATGTCAAACAGCACCTTGAACAATTGTGGGGAAATTAGCAATAACGAGTTAAGGGTCGTAACCATCACAGCAATATCTGCGGTTTTGAAAACTGTCGATAGCTTATCAAATGCAGGTTTACTTACAACTATGATGGAAAGTGCGCGAGGGCTTAATTCACCCACCAACTCTAAGAAATTGGCAAGCGTAACGCGTGCAATGAAGTCATCCACTTCATTGCTTTGATCCGGTTGGGACTGCGAGCTTGCTGGAAGAACCTGTGATGGGTTATGAATCGGCGTAGGGTCATAGTTCGCATTGATAACATGCGAATACTTCTTACCCAGTTGAAACAATTCAGTTGAAATCGGTTTGAAATGTGCGGTTGTTGATAAGTGATATAAGTATTGCGCTAATTGTGATAATTCAATCTTGCCGTTGTAGAAATCTGACAGCCCTTTGTAAATAGGCAATGATGGCTTGTGAATTTGAAGATGTAATTTGTCTAGCCAAGTTCTGACAGAAACTGCGCTCACGTCTTCAGGAGCAATGGCGCCTGATTTGATTAAGTAAGCAAACTTAGACAATTGCTCGGCGATTTGGGTTGTAATGATTCCCTGATCTAAAACGTGCTTGACAGATAGCATCCAATCTGGAGAATCGTCATTTATGTGTGAAAGTCTTGTGGAAGACCCAAGCGTTCTAACCGCAACAGCTTTATCATCTACAATAGAATACAAAGATACAAAGCCTATAAAGTTAAGGTAAAACGCGTCAATGACAGCTTGACGGTCAACCAAGAATGCGTGTTTTGATACTGGATCTGTATAAAGGGAATTTTCTGATAATTGTGGCATGATTAGCATTACAAGAATTGTAGATACTAACATTTAGTTTAGGTTGTTGCATTCATATCAACTATACTGTAAACTACACATCACAAATAGGAGTTAAAATCATGGCAAAATTCATCATTCCAGACTACATCAGCAAAGTTCCGAAATCTACACCACGACCAAACGAAGTGTATCCTCTAGGACAATTATATATCCACACTCCAAGTGGAATTATGTTCGCATTCTTACAATTGGGAAGTCGTTGGGATACGACGTATGCGATGAGTACGTCCAAAGGGACTTTTTGCAGACTCGGGTTTGGGCGTTCGGATAAAATGGGCGGGTTTGTCGATGGTGATAAAAACTTTGTCGTTGCAAAGTTTCTAAAATTCTTAGAAACTGGCAAGATTTGAGTGGCGGAATGAGAAGGAATCGAACCCTAAACTATATTTCAAGTTCCGACTGCTTTCCAGGCAGTGGCAGACCCAGTCTGCATCACATTCCATATTGGTATCCCGTGGCAGTGTCGAGCTGCCCACCTTTTCCATGTCAAGGAAACGATCTGCCGCTGATCTAACGGGATAAAGACTTTACCGAGTATTGCTTTATAAGGAACTTGGAATAACCTTCGAGGGGCGTTAATGTCGAACTACGAGCTTATTGCCCGATAATCCATGACTACGGTGACGTTCGTAGTCTAGATCCGCTAAGTTACTGTGATGCTCTAAATTGTGAACGACGTGGAATGAATGGCCGGCGGGTGCTGTAGAGTTCATTTTAGCAGCATGTGCCTTTGCTTCTTCGTGAGTTCCAAAACTTGCATGATGTTCTTTCGTCTCCCTAGGCAAATTTGGGCCGTCCTTCTTTTTAGGGCCGTTGTCAATATGATGCCAGACATGCAACTCACCAGAATTATGGTGTGCTAATTTAATAGAATTTTCGTGGTTTACCGCAGCAACTTTCTTCAACCTTGCTGCATGTTGTTCATCGTTCAAGATTTCGTGGTGATGATAATACTGAGAATCGTCGGGGTTTGCATGATTGAGCATGGCGGTATGAGCCTTAGCAATCGCATGAATACTGTGCGACCCGCTATAATGATGCTTGTTCGAATTTGCAAGTGCATCATTCCTCGATCTGGCACCGCTACCTTTAAACGCGGATGTGTGCCAGATGTGATGTTGCTCGAATAATTGTTTGACTTTCATAATAAAAAGATGAGTTGATGACCATATATTTATGCACTCATTGAAATAAGTTTACGTTCATTTAATCAACAGGCGAAACAACAACGAACTTCCACTATACAGGGATACGAAGTAAAGTATTCCCGCGATGGAATCTATCACCCAACATAGTGTTTCGTGATGAGTGCAAAATCCACACATGCTTGAAGAATAACTAACATTCCAGACCAAATAACAAATGAGGCACGTCACACTAATAATGAAAATCTCTATCATATACACCTTATTAAATTTTACAGGAAGAACTTTTTACGCGTGATACTATTTCACTAACTCACCTATGTGGTGAGCCCAGGAGTTGCACACTGGAATTCGTCCTTGGTATGAAGTCAGTTGCTGAACTCTTCCTAAATTTTGGTGGCGAATGTGGGAATCGAACCCCGTTTAGTCCTTATGAGAGACTCGTGTTTGCCATTACACTACATTCGCCAAGCATTCACGTTACTAACTACCCTCGACGCATCTTTGACTCTGGAATGATCTGGTAATAACGCCGCCAGATATTCATGCTGACAATGCAAGATTTTTGGATTTTGCAAAATTAACCGTTCTATATGAGACGGTACATACGGCTTGAACAGTAAATCCATGTCTGCTTCAACCGGAGTTCTGTCAGCCTTTTCCCAATTGCACGTCTTACATGAAGTGATGCAGTTTAACCAAGTATCTTCGCCCCCGCGTGATTGCGGCACAATGTGATCTCTGTTCAATTTATGTGTTGGGTGAAACCTTCCACAATATGCGCAAGTGTGCAAATCCCTCCGAAACAAATTAGCATTTGTCAATGGCGGCGTGCGCTTACCAAAACGAAATCGACCTTTAACCGCCACAATCGGGGCAACTGAAATCGACGTTCTGTTTCCTGTCAGTCTTGAAGTGCCGCCAAAGAATGTTTCTGATTCTTCCGGTGCATATTCCCAAGCGACGTTCCCTTCATATTTCAATTTGATAACGCTATGCTGGCTCGCCCAACGATGGGGTATGCCGCTTGCGTCTAGCGTCAAAACCTGCATAGTATCTCCTAAAATTATTTGATCTGCGTAAACTTTAAAGTCTCAATTTTTGAAGTTGGCGGAGTTGCCACTACAACTTCTTGTTCATATTCTTCATTGCTTGGAATTCCGCCATAAGTTATAGCGGGAACGGTTGCAGACTTTATTCTTACTAAACCTTTAACCTCAGGAATACCACAGAAAATTGTAATCATACTACCCGCGCCCTTCATATGTGAATTGGAAGCTAGTATCGGATTTGAACCGATGGTTGTGCGGATTTGCAATCCGCTGCATTCGACCACTCTGCCAACTAGCTTTCGATAAACACCCCTTCGCAAAATCGTTGATAGTTTTGTGCAACATCTTCATCTATCTGGTTGGTCAAGGATGCCAATAAGTCGACACGCGGCACAACAGAAATCACTAAAATTGACAGCAGTTCGATAAATTCTAACCACATCCAGTCAAACAGATAATTTCTATCAAACATTCCGAAATCAACCAACGTCACTCCTTTCTGAATACTGGTACCGGAGACAGGACTCGAACCTGCATAGATGCCCGAGTAGAAATCGGGTGCCTTTCCATTAGACTACTCCGGCAAAACTTTTGGCATCGCGAGCTAGACTCGAACTAGCATAACACTTGCTTCGTAGGCAAGGGCACATCCTTTGTACCACCGCGATATGATTGGTGCGCTTGGACAGGATCGAACTGCCAACTAGAGTTTCGAAGACTCCTATGATATCCATTTCACCACAAGCGCATAAAGTAGATAGTCTGGGCGGTTGGATTTGAACCAACGACCGCGTCCTTCCAAGGGACCCATGCAAACCAGGCTACACTACGCCCAGACTATCTACTCTACATTAAAAATTTTGGTGCGTCTGAAGGGAGTCGAACCCTCACGCCGATTACAGGCACTAGCATCTCAGACTAGCGTGGTTACCATTTACACCACAGACGCATTGTTTGGAGGTAGGTGGGAGAGTTGAACTCCCAAACCCATTTCTGGATCAAACATCTTTCGAGGATGTGTCGCTCGCCAATACGATAGACCTACCAGTTATTTTAGAATCCGGGTATTGTAACATCTTGATATTTCATAGACTTAGATACAGATCTATGCTTCTTATCATCATACACTTGAATAGACTGATTCCCGCCGTATGCTTGATGGTACTTTGTTGGAATCTTTAAAGACTGCTCACCTGCATAGGCGCGTGCCTCAGATTCAGAATCAAACGACCCTAAATGCTTGTGCAAATCCCCTCCACCTGGAGCAGCACGCGTTGCTCTTGCATATACATGGAACTGTGGAGATTTCAGCATTTCAGATACTAACATATTTGTTGCCTTTCAATGTTAAATCAATTCTATCGCGCTTGCGATTTTTAACTCCAACGCAAATTTTAATTTTTGAACTAGCGCGTTGACGAATTGTAGTGCAACCGCCAAATGTTCGTTTAGATCCAAACGCTCTCATTTTATTCTCCACATATTGTTCAGCACATGAATGCGGTATTACGACGCAAGAACTCTGCCTCTAATTTATTAAACGCGATAATATCGCCAGAAACGGGTAAATTTTCAAATGAAATTTGATATCGTTTCGTTAGATATTCAACTGCTTCCCAAGACATATTTCTAGTAACGCACCAGTTCATGATTTGTAAGCGATTATTTTACCATTAAATCCGCAACATGCTGATAACGAACTTGAAAATTCCAAGCATCTTTTGTGCTGATATCTCCGTTCGGGTATTTGTAGGTCACTTCGTAATCCCACTTTCCATCACCAAACTTTCGGACGGATACGATTTCACATTTAATCCCAGCACCGTCACAAGACACCCATTGCTCGCCTGCATTGAAGGCAGCCCCGTTCGCTTTATGAAATTTAATTTTACCGTTCATTTTGCATTTCCTAAGTTTTAACTGATTGATGTGCGTATTATACACACTTTTTAGAAAATGTAAAGTGGTTTATTGGCGGAAGGCAGAGGACACGATCCCCAAGCCATCGCTGGCTCCAACTGATTAGCAATCGGCGTCTGCGCCTCGCAGAATTACCTTCCATTGTTTGGTACTTCGTTTGGGAGTCGAACCCACACCTGATCCTTGTAAGGGACCTATTCTTACCGTTAAACTACCGAAGCATTGTTTGGCGGAGAAAGAGGGAGTTGAACCCACAAACCTAGGGTCACTAGGTCAAACAGTTTTCAAGACTGCGCAGCTTGCCAATGCTGTGATTTCTCCATTGTATTTCCCCGCTGATAGCGGTAGTAGGCATAAGTGGGCACTGCGCCACGTCTCCCAACTACAGTCTATCACTAAGTTCAACGAGCTTCTATCAAAAGAATTACACGTCAAAACGGGCTGTTTTAGAAAGCTCCTGTGTGAGCTAACACTTCAAACCAGATATACGCCGCACCTGCGGCCAACATCAATTTCTTTTTCATCATATTTCCTTTTCGTAGTTATTGTTATGACAGGATCTGTATAAGGTTGGGCTCAAACCAACACCTCAAAGTTTTACCTTTGCGCTCTTTCATTTAAGCTACTTTCCCAAAGTGGAAAAATTTAATTGCTGTAGAGATCCTTCAAATGGTGGGTCTGGCCGGACTCGAACCGACAACCTGGGGATTATGAGTCCCTCGCGCTGACCAATTGCGCCACAGACCCATTCAAAATTCGCTTAGGGGTGCATACTGGAATTTGAATCCAGTCTACGACTTTCACAGAGTCGGGTGCGAACCATTACACTATACGCACCCCGAAGCGAACTTCGGTCTTTATAGTACAGTCATCACACTGTACCAATTGTCGGATAACAACTTGCGCAAGTTGTTATCAGTTAGGAGGAAGAACACCCTGATAGACATAAGCTATCTATCAACACGAGCCGTCTGTGCGCTTGACGTGCAATATCGCGAACCATCGCAGTTTGCCTCAGCAATAGTCATTGAGGGATTTAATTTGACTTAACTATCTGCCCGACCTTCTAGTCGTTTACCGACTATATTGGCAGCGTCGTATTCACGAGTTGTCGCGGTGTTTCTCGTTCAGTCAAAACTTGGTGGGCCAACTGAGAATCGAACTCAGCTCACGCGATTAAAAGTCGCGGTAATAAACCAATATACGATTGACCCTTCACAACAAATTATTACAGAGAAACTCAAAATCTCTAAATATATGTCTCTGTAATTTGTAGATCCGAGCCAGTTGTTAGATCGTCATCAAGTTCAACTGGCTCTAATCGAAGCTGGTGGGGTATCAGGTTGTAAAGCACAATCATCCCATCCTCCATTTACTTGCCTCACTTCAATGTTTGGTATGCCGGGCGGGAGTCGAACCCGCATGTCCATTACGGACGGCAGTATAATACGATGTTAGTAATTGGTCCGGGCGGGTAGATTCGAACTTCCAAACATAGAATTTTAAGTTCTATTGCTTTACCAATTAGCATACGCCCGGTATAAGATTAGCAAATCTATGATTTGTTATCAACTGATAACACCTTTCGTAATTAGCACCCTTAGGAGTCATATTAACCTCCATCAAAGCTGCCCTAATTACGAAATTATTTTTTAATAACGAATTTAACAAATCTTGGTCTGAAACATCTTTACGTCCTGTATTAGTTCCACGCCCTCTCCACGTTGGAGTCAAAGCATGGCAATTCGGACATAACAATTTCAAATTTTCTTTTGTATTATTTTTGTTATTCCCGTCAATATGATCTAATTCTAATGGGATTAAATTTTCCATCCACTTAACCAACCCGCAGGACTCGCAAGCTCGTCCTCGCTCATTTATCAATATCGTTTTATGTGGGCCTCGACCATTGACTGTAAATATCGAGCTTGGGTCGTATTCTGACCGTATTCTTGGGTCGTTAACGACCGTAAGCCCTTTAGACCACCCTCCGCGAGAACTACTGCCAAAAGCGTGAATCATTACGCCAGAAACATGTGCTTTCTTCAACCCGTCAGAATTTCTCTTTCTGACGGCGGAACATTTAGAGCTTCGTTCCTCACACATCAATTTCTTAGATCCGTTAATGAACTTTGCTATATTTCCACACCCGTATGAACAAAGTTCAACAGTTTCTATCGGTGTTGCAATGCGCTTCATAGTTATGACTTAATTAGTAAACACATCTATTTAGTGAATTGATAAGTCTGCTGAATATACCAATTTCTCCACCAGCACATAAACTTAAACGGGATCTCGTTGCTTTCACAGCCAATAGTGAATGTATTG